ATCAGTTTCGGCCCAGGAGAACACGCGCTGTCGCGCGCCTGCAGCGGGACGCTTTTGCTCAGGACCCCCTCGTGCCAACCAGCAATCTGCTGGCCAGCGCAACGGCGACCCTGACAATCGATTTCCCAACTGTAGGCTTGACGGCCGTCGACGCACAGAACCTGGGCAATGCCTTGGTTGCGTGGGCGACGTCTGCCAACATCCTGAGACTGGCGAATGGTGAGACTAGAGATGGTCCACTATAAGCTCCATGTGGAACTTGCCTTTCGCAAAACTGCGAAGGGCACATACTACCTGGGCAAGTGGACCTTCTCTGTCTTCCGTTTCGTCGCCCTCAGGGTGGTGGAACTAGTGACAAGGAGAGGGTGAGCCTCCGAGCGTCTTGGACCGCAACCCTTTGTAAAGGGGGTACGGTGAAAAGCCTCGTAGAGCTCCTCGTGGTGGTCCTTTCCGACGTGGAAAGGACGTTGGGTGCCAACCTTGCTCGAGACGTTAGAACGTTACGAGCAAGGGTCGAGCGCGAGGGTGATAGTTTTATTACTATCACTCTTCCGAACTTTTGTCGGGATTTCGAAAGAAATCTCGACGACAGTCGGATTGGCCCTGGAACGTGGGCTTCCTTCGGGAAGTTGCGTTCCGGAATTCCTGCATTCCTGCAGGGACTCCTGTCCAATGTGTTCGACCCGTTCGGGAAGTTGCGCTCTTACCCATCAATCGATTGCATTCGAGCCATCAGACAAATCTGTCTGTTTGGTAAGAAAGTGGAGAGACCCTGCAGTAATGCAAGGACCTCTGCTGCGATTGATGGGTACCTGAAGTGCGATGACGAGATTGTCCCACCTTCGGGCGTGTTATGGAGGTACTTTGGAATGGTCTCCGATCGCTTGATCGAAGATCTTCCTCAGTTGCAAGAGGTTAACTTTGACCTCTTGCGTCCTCGACACGGTCCTAAAGGGACAAGGGAAGGCATTTCTGGGAACCAGAAATGGGCTTTCCGGAGATGGCACGAGCGACTTGAATCGAGTGGTTTTACCATTCGACGCTTCGCCCGTGGGTCACCTAGTGACCCTCACCCCGACGAGGGGTATGAGCCACCTCTACTCGTGGCCTCCGGCGAAGAGGAACCTGTAAAGGTTGTTCTTGTGCCGAAGACTCAGAAATCGCCTCGTGTTATAGCAATGGAGCCTGTGTGTATGCAATATGCACAACAGGCCTTCAAGGCTCTTCTGGTGGAGGGACTTGGTAAGTCCCGAATCACAAGAGGTCGCGTGAACTTCACGGACCAGACTGTGAACCAGAGGTTGGCACTGCATGGCTCTCGGACGCGCAAAAACGCGACGATTGACATGGCAGAGGCCAGTGACCGGGTAGGTCTCTGGCACGTGCAACGTATGTTTCGTAAAGCTCCAAAGTTCTTGGAGCTTATCGAAGCATGCCGTTCGACGCGTGCCGAACTTCCTGATGGAACGGTCGTTCCACTCAGGAAGTTCGCGTCGATGGGGTCCGCACTCTGTTTTCCGGTCGAGGCGATGGTGTTCTTCGTGAGCATCATCGCATCTCGTCTAGCGAAGACAGGGCGCTTCCCGACCGCACGCCTCGTGCGTCATTACGCACGGGGCGTGTACGTCTTTGGGGATGATTTGATCATCCCCTCGGACGAGGCACCCTCGGTAAGCGTTGATCTTGAGGCTTTAGGCTTTAAGATCAACCGCCACAAGTCTTTCTGGACTGGTCAGTTCAGAGAGAGTTGCGGCGCGGATTGTTACGCTGGGGAAAACGTCACTCCGACGTACCTCAAACGTGACCTTCCGCATAGCCGAAGGGACACCGACCGGATCCTGTCTAACGTGTCTGCTGCTAACCGGCTTTACCATGCCGGTTATACGCAGACGGCTACGGCGATCAGGGAAGCCGTAGAGCGAGTCTCGGGGTTACTCCCGCGAGTCCCGTTCGACAGTCCCGCAGTCGGGTGGGAGTTTGGTACAGCGCCCAAACTTCGTACCCGCTGGAACCGCTATCTCCAGCGTAACGAAAGTTACGTTTGGACAGCGGACCAGGCCGATCACCCCGATTATATCCAGGGGGATGCGGCGCTGGCGAAGGGTTTCTTCGTGTGTGGATCATCATATCTAGCTTCACCGCTAGGCGATCTATCCCCCACACGCGAGGACCACATGGAGGTGTCCCCGAGACCTTACGCTCTCAGACTCAAGCGTAAGTGGGTCAGTCTGGCTTAATTGCCAGGTTGAAG